TATATCCTACGACGTTCATATGAACCGTATTTGCTGCCGCGCTCGGTATATACGGATTAGTCGTTGCTACTTTCGCATTTGCAATAAGTGTTTGCCACGCGCATCCCTGTGGATAACAAGTAGGCATACCTTTTGTAGCCATAAATTCCTCCTATGTGTTTGTTAAATCAAGAACCAGCTTCATCAACCGTGTCTGTCACATTAAACAATGAAACGTAGTCGCTTAATTGCAAATTATCGGCATCAAGTTTTGCGTTGACGGCGTTCATTTTTGTAATAATCACATTAAGCCAGTAAATCAAATCGCCTTGTGACATACCGTCACTATTTATGGTATGCGCTGCATATGCTGACGGATTGATAGCGTCAGTTATCGCCTGTCCAGAAACATAATCTGTTGCAGCAACGCCGGTATCGGCATCAAGCAATGCCAGCATAGCGTTCCATCCAGTCACATATCGTTGCAACCATGCAACAATTTGGTCTTGTGACATACCTGTACCACTCATGCCTGATGGCAATGCGCCGGGTGTACACCCCGTAAGATATGTCGTTGTTGCAGCAGTTGTATCGGCTACCAACTGCGTCAATAACGCAATAAACTTCGTGTTTATTCCGCTAATTAAATCGTATAAATCTCCCTGATTTACTCCGTTACTATAAAGTTTACCCATATATTCCTCCCCTTAAAAAGCGTGAGCGGAGCAGGATGAGTACCCCGCCACGCCTATCACTTAGATATTATTTTACTAATAATATATTTTTCAAATTCACTCATTTCTTTTTCTGGTTCACTTTTAAATCTTCTTGATGAAAAATCCCATTGTATTCTTATCTTAAAAAATGGAATATATAAACCTTTCCGCCATAAGAGTTTAAAAATATTCATTTTTAAAAAGCAGGGGATTTAGGGTTCCGAGTCACGGTAACCGAAAATCCCCCGCGACTATTTATTTTCCTATCACGAGCAATTCTGCTGTTGCACCCGTCCAATCAGTAGCCCCAGTACCCGCAGCAGCGGTACTCGTTACCGTAATGACAAGACCTGAATACGTCGCGAATATCGCGGTTAATGCGGCATCGTATCCTGCCGTAAGTTTAGGAATAACGAAAAGAATCTCGCTAATTCCATGCGTTGCCAAAGTTAAAGTAACGTCGTCGCTTGCAGATGCAGGTACGATTGTAAGTTTCAAAACCTTATAATCACCTGAAAATTCTGTTGCTTTTGCTAATGTTCCTGTTATTGCACCCATTTTAATATCTCCTTATATTTTAATGTAGCGCGGGGAGTCCGCAATGCAGCTTCCCCGCACCCTAAACTATCGACTATGCTACTATCGTTGAAGCAGAAGTATCCAATGTCACAACAGCATAATCTAATGCTAATGTGGAGAATTGAATCTTCTGATATCCGCCGATAAATGAGGTTGCAAAACCAACCTTATTGCCGTAATCGAACGTCTTTTCGACCCATTTATTGTCGTTTTTGCATTGAACCATACCGATTGCTTGCTGACCACACAGAGATGCGCGGAAAGTATCTGCAAGCACAACAGTACCAGCGGAAGCACTACGGAAACCTGTTGCTTGCGCACTGGCATCTAAGAAACTGCAATACGGGTGACTATGCACAATCACGCCATCCCATACACCATCTGCCCCAGTGAATATCGGGTTCTCTTTGCCGCGAACTTCTGCTTCGCGCATCGCTTGACTCCATGTTGCGTTCTGGTGCAAATCATATGCCTGATACGGATGGATGAACAGGACATAATAATCTTTACCGCCAATACGCAATGGTTGAATCTGCGGATTTGCTACAGTCGCAAGCAGTTTTGCCTTACTGATTAACTGCGGAGTTATCAAGTCTGTAACCGCAATCGCATCAAGACCGCCTGAAGCCGCGCAAACATACCGAGAACCTGAACCAGCCGCATCAACTGCATCAGCGACATAATCAGGCGTATTTGACCATGCACAAGCAGCACTGACAGTAACAGCAGCAATGTCAGTAAGCGTTGGATTAACTATTCCCTGCATTTTCAGGAACACTTGCCGTTCATGGAACTCAACCAGACGCTGTTTGAGTTTATCTTTAGCGTCAGTCCGCATATTGTATGCGGCTTTTTGCTCATCCAGCTTGCCCGTCAATCGTACTGCAAACCGCTTCTGATCGATAGCGATTTGTTCCGAATACGTGTTTATTGCTTCTTCCTGACCTTCAAGCTCGCTGTCGCCGTCAACACCGTTTCCGGTCATTCTCACAGAAATACCAAAAGTTGCAACATCGCCTGCTTCTTTCGATAATTCGTTTTTATGCTGCACGATATTGTTTATATCCGTGCCCATCATACCGTTTGCCTGAAAATAAATATCTGACAGAACATCACGGTATAGGTCTTTACCCCATACTTCTTGACGCAGAGCGTCTACTGAAACTGTATTAGCCATTTTGTAAATCCTCCGTTAGAATTATTTGAGATCACCATACAATGCCTTATCTCGTACTACTTTCGGTAATTTCGCAAATTCCGCTTCGGACAATTCCGCTATCTGGCGCAACGATAATTCATCTGCGCTGACAACTCTTTTTCCGCTGCCTCCGCCTACCGAGGCGGATGACATTCTTCGACTTGCGTTTTCAATAACTTTTTCCGTCTTTGCGTCATCCATTTTTTGTTCCTTGCCTTTCGATTCATCCTCTTTTTTTTTGCCGTAATCAGGGTGCATTGTGCCTATTTCGTAAGCCAAGTCCGCTGGTGTATATCCAAAAGAATCGTCGCCTCTGTCAACCGCGATAAACCAATCGCGTATCATCTTCGTTACTTTCGCTTTCTTTTTACTTATTGTCAAAGAGCGTGATTCGTATTCTTCGTCTGATTCATTCTCGTTCTGTGTTACCGAGAATATTTTTTCATTGTTCGCTATTAAATCATTCGCAAGCGAAACAACTTTGTCAAAATCTTTATAATCCTGCTTGCCTTTAATCTCGTATTCCTGCAATCTTGCCGATACTACCTGTTGCTGTTGGCGTTGTTCCGCCTCAATCTTTTCCTGTTTCTTGCGCTCTTTGTCGTCCCGCGATTTCTGTAACGCGACATAATCCTTTTTCGTCAACATCGCGTCATCGTCAAGTTCGTCGAGCGGGTCTTTTTCTTCCGGTTCAGGTTCGGATTTTACCTTGCCTGATTTTAATTCAGCGATAAGCTGGTCTTTCGCTTTTAACTGAACCAACGCATAATCCCGCGCGGTTTCTGCTTCCTGCCGTTTACGTCTGTTCTTTTTTGTTTCCCAGTATAACGCCCGCTCATTGTCGTTATAACTATTTAATTTTTTATGCTCATCCTCGGGCGACAAATCATCGTCAACACTTTTTTTTATATCATCCTTTTTTTCTTTTAATACTTCGGCTTTCTTTTCTTCCCCTTGCACTTTTTTAAGTTCATCTTTTTTAACCTCGACTTTCTTGGTTAATTTCTGCTCTTTCGCCGATTCGATTTCTTTCTCGTTAAATCCCAACTCTTTTAATTCATCCGCCGTCATTTCCTCGTCTTTTGTTTCAACAACCTCGTCAGCCAATTCAATCTTGATTTCATCCTTTTTTTCTTCTGTCATATCATCCTCTTTCTCGGCATTAAGCCGGTGGTTGCTGCGGCGGGTTATTAGCCATCGCCGCTTTCTGCGCTTCGATTGAATCAGTTATTTTTTGTTTGCTTGATTCGCTGATTAAACTTTCGCCGACCAACACTTCCGGCGGTATGACACCCGGATACTTGCTCGCCATATCCATCAACACCATAAAATTCGCGTACTTCGTTGTTTCGTTGCTGGCTGATTCTCCGACAGAAACGTCATATACTCCGATACCGGAATTCGATAAAACATTATTCATTGTTTCCTGCACAAGTTTTTCGTCGAGTTGCATCTCGATGCCCGACCCGTCCTGTTTCATTACGGGCATTTGTTTCATCTGACCTGTCATGGGGTCTGGTTGCGGCTGCATTACGGGCACAGAGAACGAATCTTTTATAAATTGGTCGCCCAATACGCGGATTGCTGATTCTACGTCGTATATTTCAGAAAATATCGACAATATAAACCGACCTAATAATCGCTTAGTCTGGGATAGATTATCAAATATTTTCTGTACCATCACCATGCCCTGACGCTGGCGGATACCGATAGCGACACCCGATACCGCCTTGTCAGACATAGCCAAAAGGTCAGCATTTATGCCCGATATTGCTTTCAGGTCATCTGATGCCTCCTGCGCCATTTGTTCATGCCCTTGCGATAGCGGGGTAGGCAGAATCTTCTCTGGTCTTTGGTCAGTAGCTTTCTTTAATTCATATTCGAGGATAACGCCTGCGCTTGACGCAAAATCTTTCCACGCGTCTTTATCGGCAATAACGCCTTTAGCTGAAATCCACCCTGAATTAGCCGATGTATTTAATATCCGCAAGGTCTGGGTGCGCCGTTTATTAACTTCGCGCTGCGGGTCTTTAAGACCCCTGACGATACCTTGCACGAGCAGTTCTGGGTCTTTAAGTTTTTGGGTTGAACGGTAAGTAAAATACGGGATAAACGGATATGATTTCCATTTCGGGTATGTCCAGCACCGTGAATTATCAAGAACCTTGCTGCCAACAAGCGCGGCGCACCATATCTCGGGTTCGTACTTGGTAATTTTCTTCATCGGGAATCTGCCCTGCGCCGTATCAGTCTGTTTATCAATTTCGATGGTGCGGTCGGCTTCCGTGTCGTCAATAACCTCTTTTAATCCAACGCCTTTTTTGGCGACATAATATTTTTTAACGTATTTTTTGTAATAATATTCTACCAAATCATACAGCGGTTCTTCGCCTTCAATATTACCGACGGACACATCGTCTTCTTTGTTATATCCTTTCCGCTGGATTTCCATTCCTTCAAGCGTTCGCAGGTTTCCCCATTCCTGCAAATCTATTTTACCGACGGGAGTATCGTCGATTTCTTTTTCTTTATCGGGAAATATCTGCAATAATTTATCTTTGCTCAAATCAAATTTTATTTTGCAGAAGTATTCAGCGTCGGATAAATCGTACATTTGAAATCCGGGTTCAGGGAAACATTCAAAAAAATTAGCCGCTTTTAATTTTAATTTCGGATTAATCATGTCATACGAGTAATCGAGGTATGGCTCCATATAACATTCGCCGCAGGTAAGACCGTTCTCGAATTGTTCACTGACACGGTAATCGCCGTCGCATGTTTTCATTGAATTTTTAAGCAGAGAGGTAACGATATTAGCGACTAACGAATCTTCGCCGCCTTCGGGGTATGCCTGATAATCAGTGCGGTTCTGCGATTCAAGTCCGGTAAGAAGAAATATATTCGGGCGGATTTTATTTATCGTGAGCGCGCGAACACCGACTTTAGAAAGTTTTTCGACATCATCGTCGTCCCATTGTTTGCCGAGAGCAAACTGGAAATCTTCCTCTGCTTGTTTGAGCCATTTCTTTTTTGCTTCATACGCGCGCTGAAAATCTCTTAATATCTTTTTAGCGTCGATAACTTTTTCGTCTGATTTTGCCATTATACGGCTCCTTATAAAATCGGCAATTCTCGATATGTTTATTATTCGACAATCTTTTCAAACTGCAATTAAACCGCGCATCGCATGTCGAGCACAAATCTTTTAGCATGTTTCCGATGACCATTGGTACGCAAATTTCTTTCTATTTGTCGCCCACGCGTCTTTAACTTCGACGGATTCAGTTTTATCTATTGCCCACAGACCCATCACGAAAGCGTCGGCTTTATCGGGACTTGAGCCGAGGCGTTTCTTAATATCTTCTTTTGATTCGACTTGCAATCTGCCATTTGATTCAATGGTTTTATATCTCACCAACGACAGCTCGTTAATTAATTCTGGGTCATCAGGAAGGCTTACTTTGCCTTCGCGGAACAGGTCAGCGGCATGTTCCCACATTTCAGCGCGCAGGTTACGCCATCGTTTCGGGTCGCTTGCTTGCGCGGCTGAATTACATTCGATGACATTGACTGATTGTTCGCGCAGTCTATCAACAACGCCCGCGCCTAATCCGCAGCCATCAACGACAATATCTTTTATGTCATGTTTCGCCATAAAACGCATGGCGTATCCGCTGGTTTCCATCGTATTCTTTAATTCATACGTTTCTTCGTCAATCCAGAGATTATTTTGCAGCGCATATAACACGGTTTTATCGTCGCCATACCGCGCTACGTCCATCGCCACGATTTTCTTTACTTCGGTGATATACCACGGTTTCCGCGCTACCGCTTTGCGGATATCTGATTCGGGTATAATCTGGTCGCTGCAATCATCCTCGTCGTCAGAATTAAGCACCATTCTGTTATAAAGTTTTGGTTTTGCCTTCTCAAGCACATAAAGAGAATCAAGAAATTCTTGCTCGAGATTACATTCGTTATCGAAGGTATTTGCCACAATATGCGAATCTAACCGCACGTTATTCTTATCGTATAACCCTTTCTGCCTGATGTTCCAAATCCAATTATGACCTTTGGCATTGCTGATTAAATACCCCTTCATGCTCGACGGCGTTCTCCGTAATCGCCCAAATAATGTCATGAATTGGTCGTCACTGTCAAGTTCCTCCGCCTGCTCTATGCCAAACCACCCTAAATTAATATTCTGAATGTTGTTCAATTCCTCAATGTGCCGAAATAATATCTTGCTCTTATTGTCGAGCATTATGTCACGGTGACTCGATACCTTTAACTGCGTGTACTTCTCGAAATCTTTTATCGTCGAATCCTGTAAATCTACCAGCTCTTTCCTGAAAATTATCCCCAAATTCTCGGGATACATCTTGCTCTCCCGCACCGCCGCCATTATCAACGCAAATGACTTTCCCGTCCCCCACCCTGCTTTCAAAAACTTAAATTTGTTATCAGAGAAAATGAATTTCTGCTGGTACGGCTTTAACTCTACCCGAAAATCATTCTCAGTAGACATTAGGTATCTCCTCGGTAGACACTTCTTGACCCGGAATTTTAGACGGGGGAATTTCTACAACTTCTTCTGACGGAACATCGACGGGAACTTCGGCATTTAACGGAATGTCTTGGGACTCTTGAGTGGACTCATCTTGACTCGGAATTGACTCGGAATTTGGGGCGAGGTGATAATTTGATACTATGGATATTTCGCGAGGGTCGGGGTCGGGCATACCCCCCCCGCTATCCACGCTATTATCGGTACTTACGTCGGTAGTATCGCAGTCTATTGACGGTGTTGCACGGTGCATCGGTGCAGTATCGTAGCTAATGACCTCAGACACTTTGCCGCTCTTGTCAGGACACAGTAGTATAATGCGGCGCATGGACGCTGATTCGCCGCTTGTTGCTTCAGGGATAATCTTGCTGATGATCGCCTTCAGGATATCTTTGTGTCGGTAGGCAAGCTCAACAGCATGGTCGATCAGGTGCTTCCCGCCGGATATACTAAAATCAGCGGCGCACCTGTCCAATGCCATTTTGAGTATGCCGGAATAACTTGCGGCACGCGCGTTTTTGTTTTGTGCCGCGATCGCCCGCCCGTTAATTCCTTCATTCGCAATTAATAAATTACCGCTAATAAATATTTCCTTGCGCTTTATTTTTTATTTCTCGCTAATAAGCTCTACTTTTACCGTCTATGAAAACCGATTCCCACTTGCCAGCGTACAAATTGTGTTTACGCACTACGCAAATTAATCAACATTTTCAATTTCATTTTAGCATATAACTAATAGTGTATGTCAATAGCGAGCTTCTCGTCGGTAATTAATTATTTCTCGTCGGTAAATTAAGAGTTTTTTTCTTTAGACTCGAATTACCTGAATTGCCCTAAACTAAACTAACTTAACTTAACTTAACTTAACTTAGGAGGTAGGGTTCCCTTACCCCTACCTTACAGCTACCTTATATAGCAGGTAGTAGTAGACTATTAGACGTATAGACAATAGTAAAAAGACAGCTTGACAATGGTTACCGTACTTATAAGGTAGAATTAATAGAATCACTTGAAATAAAACTTGTTGATAGCATGTTAATAACCGCTTGACTATCAGACGGTAAATAGCGCAATCCCCGACGGTATAGACTAATAAAAGATATTACTTGACAAGCATTGTATTAAGAGTTATAATCCC